GTTATGCTCACTAAGTATTTCTTTTACACTGCCATTACTTTCATAGCTAGCATCTACAAGTTTAGTTGCTGATTTAGCAGTTTCTCTTTGTATATACTTTTGCCAAACAATTTTAGCATAATTTTCTACATTAGCTTTTGATGGAACAAAGTCAATCAATCCAGTTATGAAGTAAGCAAGAGACTTTCCTGTGTCTTCCTGCACCCTATCTGCTAGTGTAATAAAATCTATATCGATACCATCTTTGTATAGTATTTTTATAGACTTCCAAACATCTTTGCAATCTGTATTGTAAAATGCATCATCACTTCTTACCCAAGCCATTGCAATCTCTTGTTCTCTTGAGCCTCCTTGAATCATAGACCCAAGTAAGGCTTTTTCTGCTTCCTCTGATTGAGGTAATTGTTTTATTTCTTCACTCATTATTCCTCCCTAAACATATTTATTTGTGAAACAGGTTCATAATTTATTATAACATATTCTTTTCGACCTTTCATTCTAGCTTCATCAGTAGCGCCTGTATATTTCCAATCAAGAGTCCTACAATCAAAGTCTTTATACATCTCAGCAATTTCTTCTCTGTAATCATAACTTACCATAAAATGTGCGCCTCCATCATGTATCTTTTGTGCATATTCTCTCAATCTTTCGTGGTCTTCCATTGTAAAACTATGATTATAATATGTGCCTTTCTCTGTTGCTACTAAATAAGGTGGGTCTAAGTACCAGAAATCACCTTTCTTTGGCTTATACTTATCAACAAGGTCACCAAAGTCTAAGTTCTCTATTGTAGAACCACCTAAGAATTTCCTAGAATATGTTAATTCTTTTTCCCAATCTTTATTCATGTCTTTATTCATTGAGAAAGGAGTATGAATTAGTTTATTAAAACTATATCTTATACAATAAAGATACTTAGCAGCTTGTAATGGGTCAGGTATCTCAAATGTATGATTCTCATCTCTAATCTCTCCTTTGAAATTTAAGAATAATTCACGACTTTTGGGAAGCCAAAATAAATTATCTATTAGTTCTTTTTTTTTCAACATAACACTCATGTATAGATTTATTATGTTGCTGTCTTTATCGTTTAGTACGTTCCATTTTGCTTTATGCTTTCTAAAGAACATTGAAAGACCGCCTGCAAACATTTCAAAGTATCGTTCATGAGGGGAAATAAGAGGAATAAGTTTCTTACTCATCTCATACTTCCCCCCATAATAAGGCAATACTATTGGGCAATCGTACCAATCCAAACTAGGCACTAGCTATTTTCACCTTTGCCATTTTACATATCTTAGCATAGATTCTTGCTTCCAACTTATGCGTTGCTTCTGATTTTCTATCCATACCATGAGTTGCTACGTTTGTTGCTACATTAAGTAAATCCCATAAATTGTCAGGACTCTCTGCAAGTAATAAGTTTGTAATGTAATCTGATGATTGCAATGGAAACATCTTAAGTATGTCTACAACATGAGAATCTTTTATTTTTGTATCATGTATAACAGGAAACTCATTTTTCATAATCATCTTTGTTTTCTTTATTGTTTCTTCAATTACACCATCAATATCTTTCAATTCCATGTTTTGTATGATGTGTTTGTTCTTGTATTTCTCAGCAACTACACCAATTACTAATCCATTTGTACATACTAATCTGAATGCTCCACCCATAATATTTAATCCTATTGTACCGTCATAACTATTTGACCAAACTATTTCTGGTGTGCATATATCTCCATTACTAATCTTTACTTTATGATTATCAAATTCATATTTAATAATACTTCTTGCTCCTTTACCAAACGATTGTACTTCTTTAAGTTTACCACCTTGCTTTGTGATAATCTTATCAGACTTATCCACTACCATAGAATTACTAACTAATTGATAGTTATCAGTCATGCAAGAAAGTATCTGTCCATTATCTTCTCTCATAATAAACTTATATCCTGTGTCTTTAATGTTTTTATTAACTTCTCCTACCCCAATAGCTGGTACTTCAACCACTGGAAACATTATGTCTTGTATATTTGCTTTCATTGTTACTCCTCTACTTTTATTATCGGTGGAACTCCACCAATTCTTTTACGTTCTAGTTCCTTTATTGCTTCGTTATCTTTTCCTAATGTTTGTATTATTTTTTTAAGATAAGGAAAGCCTTTACCTTGATTATGATGTCTTCCTTGATAGTATTTTTCAATTCCATAGTCAACAATCTTATCGTCTACTTCTTTTATACCCACAAGAAACTTCCAATATTCTGTTCTGTTTTGTGATGGTATCAAATCATTTATAAGTGTTGCTATGTGATTGATTTTATTTCTAGTATACTTAACTCTATTTCTAAGCATTTCGGACATTTCTTTACCCATTTTATTTCCTCTGTTGTAAAGGTCAAATCCACATGAAGGACATTTGCTAAATCTAGTTGTTCTATAAGAAGGCATCTGTTCTTTTTTCTTTATAATTTTGTGCTTGTTCATCTTGCATTTTATGTTCAGCTTCTTCTTCTCTTTCCTTCCAGAATGTCTCTAATATTGCACAAACTTCTTTACTTCTAAATCCATCATCACCTATTGTAATATCTACTGCAAGTTTAATTTCTTCTAATGAAAAACATTTCTCCATTTTCTCTCCTTTATTTTAATTATTTCTTTTTATAAGGTTCTTTTATCCACCAACCGTTGCCTCCCTCTCTAAAGAAATCATCTTTATCTTTAATATATTTAGGGTCTGATGTGTCTTTATACCTAAATCCTTTTATTCTTCTTACTCTTTCTTTATAATATTCGTTACTCATTATTATTCCTCTAATATAGTCACTACTGTTTTCAATCCCCACTTACGTTCTCCTAAATAAAAAGGGTCATTATTTTTATGTTTAGTACAGTATATTGAAGCAGCGCAATCATTTTTATCTAATAAGATTGCTTGTGTATCTGATTCATGTACTTGAACAAGTTGACCTATATTAACATCTTCTAAATAAGATGTTCCTTTTGGAGCATTCCAAATAGGTTTGTCTTTTAATGCTTTAGTCGCAAGTTTCGCAATACGGCGCTCTACCTTTTTCCAATAATCCATTGCTCTCTCCTTTTTTAATTAAATTATCTTTTATTTTTACCAAGTCTTTTTTTATTAAATCAAATGATTTACTAAACTCCATCGAACTTAAAGATTCACTTGCTTTTTTAGCCATAACAAGAGCAATTATAATGTGCTGTAGTTCATTAATAGTGAATTTTATATTAGCATTTAATACTTTATTTTTATCTATGTTCATATTTAAATCTCTTTGTTTATTGTTTAGAGGATGAGGGCGGCGTTCTTGGTAGTAGAAGAGAAGAGAGAGACCATAAATAAATAGGCACCGCCCTCCTCTAAATATACTACCATTGTACTATAATATAAAAGGGGAGTTTAATTACGCCAACATAATTGTCAGACTCTCTTTCATAAAGAAAAATCTACTCCCCTTATTCGTTTATATTATTTAGAAAGGAACGTCTTGTTCCAACTCCTCAACTTGAACTTTCTTCCCACCTTCCCATGTCTTTATAGTAGACACTTTAAAAGCAGACCGTTTTTCTTGCTCACTAGGAGGAAGATGTTTCGTAGCAGAAGTAACATATGTTTCTCTTTTGATTTTGACTTGAACTGGTAAACCAAGAACATCATCTTCTTCAATCAAAACAAGTTTCTTTACTTCTTTTCCATCAACTTTATCAGTTGCTAATTCAATCCCAAGACTTTCTAGCAAATCAAAATATCTAGAATTTTTACTACCAGATGATGAATCTAAGAAAACAAAGAATCCGTTATCTCTGAATTTCTTATCTTTTAAATGAGAACAATCTCCATAGACAGGATACATTCCATCTTTGTCTCGTATGTGTACTTTGTTTCCATCGTTCAATACATAATCATATCCTTCCATTTCATACAATTCTTGTTTACACTCAGATACTTCTGGTGCAACTTTGTATTCCATGTTTACTACAATAGACGGGCCTGCTTTTGTATTTACCTCTCTTGTACTAAGAGAAGTAATATGAGCAGGATACTCACCTTCTTCTATTGGTTTCCATTGTTCTGTTGGGTTAAATATTGCATCTATTTCTTTTGGCATTATTGCTCCTTATTTTGTTTTATTGTTGCGTATTTAGTTACGAGTTTATTGTATTCTTCAACAAACTTAGTTTGCTTATCATCAGGAGTAGTACCTTTACCACCTCTCATGTATAGCATTGGTGTAACTTCTTTTTTATCCTTTGTTAAGAATATGTAAGTAGGTGTAGAACTGCGTTTGCTTACAGCACCTGATTTCTCAAGTGATTTAGCAGCTGCATTAGATAATACACCTTTCTTCTTTAATGCTTCTATATTACTTTGTTTTTGCATTATTGTCCTCTTTTTCTTTCTGTTATAGTGAATGTATGGAATGAAGGATTAACAGTTATTTGCCTATCTGTAGACGTTTTAAACACCATCATAGGTTTACCATTTAAAGGGCTAGTACCTAAATACTTAACTCTTGTCCATTCTGTACCATTGCTTAGACCAACTGTGTAAAGTTCATCTTTTATTAATAGTTCATTATTAATATTATTTGTTTTTACTGCAATCATTTAACCTCCAACTCTTTATGTTCTTCTACTTCTCTATCTAATTTAGCAAACGATGCTTTGTAATTAGCAGTATTAATAGAATTATCTTCAATAAGAACTTTGATTTTCTCTAGTTTGTCTTCACTTATTTCTGAAGCCAATACAAGTATATCACTCTTTTCTAAATCTGACAATTCAAGGTCGTCTACTTGATTACGATACACATCATCTGCAATATTTAAGTAAAAGTTAAATGCTTTCTTAATACAATCTGTATTAGCAGCTTTAACGTCATTACCAATATCTACAAAAGACTCTGTTCCTCTTTGTTTCTGAATACGATGAGCTGCTGTCATATCACCTGTTCTCCATATACCTTCATCATACCACTTTAATCTACCATGTATAACGTATGCTTCACTACCAAGAGTTTGAGTTTGTACAATTTTCCAACTCCAACCTGGATATTCTTTATCAGCAACTTCTCTCATATAAGAATATTCCACATATTCCATACCCATTTTCTTTTTAATAAATGGTTTAGGTGTTTTAATGTTAGAAACTTCTTTGTGTTTCTTTGTTATATTTGCTCTGATACTATCAACTACTTCTAATGATTCTGCTGATATTACCATTTGCGTGTTATCTGTCATTATGTTCTCCTATTTTAGTTTACTTGGACATATTGTTTTATAGTTACAATACTTGCATTCCCAATCTTCAAATGGTACTCCAAATTGCCAACCGGGCCTTAATTTTTCTTCAAACACTCCATTTTCCATTGTTTTTGACAATGATAATAATTCATCCCAATAGTCTTTTGCCTTCTTAATCCACTCATCTACATATACTTTTACTTCTCGTATCATACTTGTGTTTTTATTATAAAATACTAGAAACATATTAATTTCATGAATATCTAATTCTTCTTTCATACCTAATGCATATGTTGCTAATTGCATTCTATATTTATCATACTGAAATGTAGGTTGTCTGTTTTTCTTTATACCAAACATTGTAGACCACTTATAAGCAGCTGTTGTTTTAAGGTCATAAAGATTAAATACTTTATCTTTCGTGTATTCACCTATATCAAGTGTTCCTGTTACGTTGTACTCATCAATATTTATTTTATGTTCTGAATACAATACACTATCATTTTCTTTATTATTTTCTATTTCGTATGTAATTGCATTTTCAAAATCTTTATGTACAACAGTACCAAGTCTTAATATTTTATATGATGAATCATCTAAACTATCTTGTGGATATTCTTCAAGTCGATACATTTGCTTACGATAACAACTACCTGCTGATGACGCATGAAACTTACCATCGTTTCTTATTTCAGCATGTTCTTCATTCTTATACTTTAAATAATTAAGGTATATATCATGTATATTCATACTCTCTCCTTTCCCTAAATTTAACAATATTAAAGGTTACAATCAATAACATAATGCAGAGCAGAGCCCACAAGAAGGAAGAAGAAGCCCTACTCTGCGCAGTCTCATAGCGGAGACCAATGTTAATATTCTATGTATCCATATTTGTTATCAAATAATTTAGAACACACTCTACAATTTTTATGTACTGGTTTTGTTTTATTTAACTCAGCCACTCTTGTTGTATAGATTCTTTTAGAATTTAATTCTTCATTTTCCATATATTTTTGTTCACATAGTTTGCAATAATATATTTGATTCATGAAGCTGCTAACCCCCAAAAGAAAAATGCTCTGATATTCTTTTTACCTTTTAAACCTTCTTCTTCTTTTGCTTTTTTTAAAGTTGCTCCTTTAAACTCAATACAATTCCACAAATCCCATTTAGTTCCTTCCATTGTATCATCTACAAACTTCCAAAACTTTTTTGTATTATATCTAGGATATTCTTTTACCATTTTAAATCCACCAGATGTAGATATTGTACCATTGTATCCATCATGTCCATGTTCATATTCTGCTTTTTCTTTTAAATGATTATATGCTTCTCTAGCATCTTTAAATCTACCTATTGCATAATCTCTTGCATCAAATGCTCCCATTATAACTCCTTTTCTAATTCATGTACATCGCAATCTAGTTCTTTTACAATCTTTTGCATCTCATCACATATTTCAACCATTGCTTTGTAATTAGTATCTAATTTCTCTGTTTGATATTTTAGTTTACTAAGTAAATCTTCTATTTGTATTTCCATTATTTTTTCCTATGAGTATTTTTTATTTAATTCATTATAGTTACTAATAATAGCATACCATTGCTTTCTATCTAAAGATGTTCCTTCTCTAGCTTGTGGTTCTAACATATTAAAATCTCCAGACTCTTGTACATTTTTATATTCTTTAAACATTTCTTTTGTTATTTCATTTAATATTGACATTATTTCTTTGCCTTTCCATTTAATTTGTTGTTCATATAATTATTAGCGTAAGTAGTAATTGCTACTATATCTAAATCTTTAATCTCAAGTTCTTTACATAAATCACCTAACATCTTTGAAATAGCTTCTTTATCTCCTTTTGCTTTTTGCTCACTATATCCATGTGATTGAAGTATTAAGATACTTACAAACGCAAGAATATCTCCTAGTATTAAAGTAATTTTATCTTTATTCATTATCCCTCCTTAGTTATTCCAAATAAATATAATTCATGAAGTTTCCAAACATACTCTGGTTTACCATACATACCAGTTACTTTCTTTGTAGTCTTTTCAAGATGTCCATCTGTAGTTAAGTCTGTAATACATCTGCGAACAGAAGTAATTAACAAGTTTAACTTTGATGCTACTTTAGATGGAGATGACTCACCATTATTTATAAAGTAATTAAGAACTTTTTGTTGTTGTGATTCTGCTTTCTTATGTGATTCTTTTAAGTTATTAGCAGTTTCATTTGTTGTGTTATAATACATATTAACTCCTTATTGTTTGAAATTTATAGCCTACCCATTTAATCTTAACTGTATACGCTCATGTTGAATACAATCGATGAGTCGCAGGAAATATGGATAGGCTAATATAAGGGCGACTACAATCTCACATATATTAAGACTAGTCTGTGACTTGTCATCATCGCCCTAAATTTAAGTGAGGGTTGGACTCTTCAGAAACAACCCCCACTATTATTAACTATGCGTACACGACTAGTGTTTTTCAACCTAGTCCACCACAACCTAAATAAAGAAGTGTGCTTCCCAAAACTTCAGCAATTCGGACACTCAGTCACTTTATTTATCCACTACTCTGGTTTACCCAGCTCCCTCTGCATAGTTAAATTAATATTTGCCCTGTTTGGCTTCATGGTACAGGGCCAACCATGTCGGGGATATGCTCACTCGCGCTGTTATATTGTATGAGAATTAAGGTTAACCTATAGCGCTTATTGCATTCCCCTAGATTAACTTGTTATTATTCTTTTTCTTTTACGATTAATGTATTTTTTCCTTCAGTATACACTTTTTCTTCAGTTAATCCTAATACCCATTTAAGTGCCTCTATCCATCCATTATGTATATAATCTTCTTTCCATGTGCCTTCTTCATCTATAGGCGTTGATAACATATCAATAAGACAAGTTATTATTTGGTCTTTATTTTTTAATTTCATAGTCTCTCCTTTATTATTAATAAGGCTGCCAATCGAGGTTGTTACCCACATGACGTTAAAGTTGTGGAAAAAGGTGACGACAGCCTTATCAATTAGTAATGCATTTTATATGCTGTAAGCGGGCCTGTATCTTCATCATCCCAATTTACAATAGTAAATGTAACAGGACAATGTTGTTGAACATACATTAAATCATTAAAGTCAAGACTTTTCCAATATCCATATTGTAATGTTCTACCATCAGAACCATTCTTAAATCTCATCTCTTTCTTATCATACCCTTTCATACCAAGCAATAGTTTAATCTTATGCTCAATAGGGTGATTAGCATTATCGAATACCATGCTTACTCTCCTTGTTCATAATTTTAATCTTACCATTACTTATATACACAACAGTATTCTTATTGTGCATCTCGACACCTATTATTTTATCAGGTATCTTCTCTTCAAGTTCCTTTAATGTTATCACGATTTCTCCTTGTTAAAAGTATTTTAAAGTTCTCATCCAATACTTTACACCTTCTTCAGTATAATAATATCGAATGCTTTCCCATTCATAATGTATCTGACAATATACAGTCATGCTATCTTTATCTGGCAGTCTATCATACTTGTGTCTGTCATCAAATCTATCAGTAACTATATATGTTTTACCATTATCTTTACAAGCTGTGAAGAACAGCAATATAAACAATATATACTTCAATGTGTAAATATGCTATAAGAATTAGTAGTAACAAGATTCTTAGCTGGATTAACAGAAATCCATTTAATAGTATATATTATTAACTCATCAAACTGAACCCATATAATATCACCATTCTCTACTTGTGAATCAGAATAACCAAACTGAACAGTATCTGTATATTTATCTTCTACAAATAACTTAAGACAATTACCATTTGAACTAATAAAAGTTGCTTTCGGCATACTTCCTCCTTGATTGTTAATGTTAAAAAAATTTATGCAAAAGCTTGTGCTAACGCCTAGCATTCATTTATCAGAATATGCGCAATCTAAAATTAATTAGAGTATTATTTTCTGTTGTGATATAGGCAAGATTTAACGAGTTCCTAGTTACTCACACTTTATAGGCTTTAGGT